GCTTCGATGTGGTCCGCCGCCGGAGATGGGAACCCGGCAGGCACTCGAAACGAACACAAGGGCAGCTTCAAGCCACCCTCGGCAATAGGGCCTAGAATTGAAAAGCTCATGACGCACGTTCCAAAATACTGTACGAACATACAGTTAACTTTGTACAATTTTTCCGGTCAATTTGTATAGGAAAAATCTGACAGGCGGGACGGCTGGTTGCGCGGAACGCTTGGCAGCCTTCACGGGAATTACAGCCTCGGTGGGGGGCTCCACACTGGTAAGAGCCGTAGAGCGACCGTCATCCCCAGTCGAGCGCCGGATGCGCGTTAGAATTGCCACAAGGTGAGGTGCTATAGTTTTAAGGAGCTCACACGTACCTCGCACCTATAGGAATTGAAATGATAGAAGTGAAAGACGCGGTTCAGGTTGCCAAATCGGCAGCAAATGATTTCCTAGGGTCTGAGACAGCGCTCAAAGATCTCTTGCTTGAAGAAGTCGAGCTGGACAAGGCGAATAGAGCATGGGCGATTACATTAGGATTCAATGTCCCAGTGGCCAATAAATTTGAAAGAATTGGGGCAGCACTTGCTGGGCAAATGTACACACGAAAATATAAAACATTTATAATCGACGCGGAGACTGGAGAGTTCCGCTCCATGAAGATCCGCGATATATGATCGACGCCTACGTAAAGCAATACCGCAAAAAAGGAATCATAGTCGATACCAATTTATTACTACTAGTAATCACCGGAGGCACACCTAGCATTGTGGACTTCAAGCGAACTAAAGGATATACGCTCGACGACTATTTACTTCTACTTAATGTCATTGATCAATTTGAAATACTTGTTGCGACCCCCCACATCCTTGCAGAGCTAAGCAACCTCACAAACGGCTTATACGGAAAACACCTTCAAGACTTCTACGCAACTTTGAAAAATTCACTTTCCATAATTTGCGAGGTTCATTGCCCTGCTTTAGAAATATGCAAGGATTATGAGCTGTCTCCTTTTGGGCTGACTGATGTAGGGATCATTGCAGCAGCGAAGAACAAATATCTTGTCCTCACCGACGACTTGAGAGTAGCTGGCTTCGCTAATCAGCACTGCGTTGACGTCATCAACTTCAACCACTTAAGAGAAGCCAGCTGGGAATAGTCTCGTGCCAAACTAAATAAAACGCCAACATCTTGATATACAACAACAAAACAACGGGCATCACATGAACAAAGTAGACTTAGCAATAGAACTTAAGGATGTGATTGAGAAACTACAAAAGAATGGTGAAACTCACATAGAATGTTCAAAACTCATCAATTATCTACAGAACGCCTCTGAAAACCCACCACAGGACCTACCACCCGACCACCTAGAAAGGTTGAAAGCACAACTGCAAATATTAGTGGAGGCGCACAAGAGCAGCCATGCATCGGATCTCGAAATGTTCAGATCTGTCATACAGTCTGGGCAGAACGCGGTCAAGACGTCATTTCTTATGAACGGTGGCGCATCCGTCGCAATATTAGCCTTTATTGGCAAGCTTACTGAATCCAACAAACCAAGTATTCCACTCTTCGCGGAGACGCTGACCTTATTCGTAACAGGTGTGTTTTTAATTAGCGTCACAGCGGGAATAACATACCTCAGTCAATGGTTTTATGCGGACGACTCTCCAAGAAAGCAGTTAGCCGGATTTATACTTAACCTATCCGCAATTCTGGTTGGACTGGGGTCCTATGGAATGTTCATCTGGGGAATGAAAGCAGCCTATAACTCATTTCTTTCACTTGCATGACGAGAGTAGCACTATAAGCCTGCTCCGAGATCGTAGGGTTCGAAACGAACCACCTGTTCCCCGAGCCACTCATTCAGTTGCGTCATCCGCGTCTGGATGGGCTCCAGCTCGTTGGCCGCGTAGATCTGCGCCGCCTCCCTGATCGACCCAAACCCACCCGCGTTCTGCGGCACAATGCCCATCAACTGCGGTGGAATGCGCAGGCTCGCCAGCACGTCATCACGAGTCTGATTCTTGATCGAATTGAATTCATCCTTCGCCGCCACCTCGCTAACGGGAATCAGCTGAATCCCGTCCTTCTTGCCATTTGGAGAATAGACAAACAAATTCCGAAAATTCCCCGGACCTTTCGACTCCTTTAGCGCTTTACGCAAATCGTCGATATCCGCCTCAGTCTGCGCCGCGTCGGTCATGTACAGGATGAAACCAGCATGACTACCGTTCTCGTAATACTTGCGCCGGAACAATGTAGCCGACTCATTCAATAACGCCGATTGCAACGCACTGATCCACTCCGGTAGCCCATAAATCTCCTGGTGCAAATCCGCTTCGCGCAGATGAAAAATGCTCCCCGGCTCAAACGCGTGCTCGTTCTTCCAGCCCTGCACCTGGTAGAACTGCCCCTCCGGCCCAACCCGCATGTACTTCGCCAACGACGGCACCAGTTGCCTGGTGTTGCCCAGCACCGAACGGCGCTTTTCCAGATAGCCATTGCCCAGGCACAGAAAATCCAGGGCGAACTGTTCAAAAGCCGCCCGGGACAACATCGGATGCGGGATAAAAGTCTTGCTCAACAGGTTGCGCTTGAACATCAATCCTGAATGCAAATGCACGCTCGCGCCCACTGACCGGGCCAGGCCGTTAAGCGACAACGGCGGCTCATACCACCGCCCGTTGAACCAGCACTCCAGGTAGTCGAACACCTCCCGACCACCCAGCACCGGCGTCGGGTCACCGAAGCTGAACACCTGGGTCCCCGCGCTGGCGGCGTCGAGGGTGGCCGGCAGTAGCTCTTGGCTGGCAAGTTGTTCGGTCATGTGAAAATCTCCATTCGCCCGGTATTGGCAGCGGTCTGCCCTTCGAGCGGTTCGTTCTGCAATGCGTGGAAGAGCGCCCAGGCCAGGTCGGCATGGCCGGTGTTGTCGTTGCGGCCGGCGGTGTAGGTGAACTGGCGACCGCCTGCGGTGATGGTTTTGCGAATCGCCATGAGCGACTGGGCCATGTCGGTCCAGCCGGCGTCGAACTCCAGCCGGCCCTTGTGGATCACGTCGTAGGCCTTCAGCACCAGGCGGGTTTTCACCTCGGGCGAGTAGCTGAAGGTGGTCACGGCCGGGAAGAACTGGCGCACCAGCTGGGCCACGCCGCTGCCCAGGCCGGTGACATCGATACCGATGTAGGTGACCCAGTAGCGGTCGCACACGCCCTTGATGGCGGCGGCCTGGGCGGCGAAGTCCATGCCGCGAAACTGATGGCGCTCTAGCACGCGGAACTTGCCGCCGGGCACCAGGGGCGGCGCGACCACCACCAGGCCGGAACAATCGCCCGTCTCGGCCGGGTCATAGCCGACCCATACCTGGCGGTCGCCGAACGGGCGCATGGCGAAAGGTTTGTAGTCCTCGGCCCACTCCACCCAGCTATCGACCATGCAAGGCTGCAAAACCGACAGCGGGAAGATGCTCGCGCCGTCATCGACGAATTCGCACATGAGCAGGTTGGCGAAGGCCTCCGGGCTGTACTCACGGCGCAGCTCTTCGATGTCGAACAGATCGCACCCGCCCCGCTCGGCGTCGAGGATCGTGACGATCTGGCGCCATAGCCGATCCTCGCAGAACCTGCCCTGCTGGAGCGCGCCGTGGGACACGTCCACTTTGGTGTGCTGCGCGGCCGGCTTGCCCTTGTTGAATCGCTCCCCCGTCCAGAAGGTGTACGCCTCGTGAGCCATGCTCGACGGCGTGGAGAAATAGGTTTTTCGCCACTTCTTGTGCATCGCCATGCCCGAGGCGACCTTGTTCAACTCCTCGAACTTGAACGTCCAGAAGAATTCGTCGAAGTAGAAATTGCCGTGATAGCCCTGGGCGGTGCGGGCGTTGGTCCCGAGGAAAAACAGCTCGGCGCCGTTGGGCATCACAATCGGGTCGCCGGTCAACTCAACGCCGATCACCTCCCGAGCGAAGGCCTGGATGTAGCCACGGAACAGGTAGGCCTGGTTCTTCGAAGCCGACAGGAAAATCTGGTTGCGACCGGTGTCCAGGGCGTCGATAAACGCCTCGCGGGCGAAATAGTACGTGGCGCCGATCTGCCGACTCTTGAGAATGACGCGGGTGCGCTGGTTGCCGGCTCGGTACCAGTCTTTTTGGTAGTCGAAACAGCCGTCGATGAACGCCTCGCGCAGCAGCTCGATCTGGTCTTCGCTGATGTCGTTTTTCGGGGTCTTTTTCTTCGGCCCCTCGTTGCGCTTGGCGAGGTTCGGGTTGAGGTCGGTTTCGGTGCCGCCGCCCTGGAAACGCTGAATGCGGGCCTGGCGCTCAAGCTGCCGATGCAGCAGATCGATCTCCTTGAAATCGCCGCCGGTCTTGTTGTCCTTGAGGATCAACTGCACCAAACGCGCTTCCAGGGCGCCGCCGATGCGCTCCACGTTGTCGGCCCGGTCCCACTCGTCGCGGGCCTTCCAGCTGTGTAGCGTTTTTTCTTTTTCGCCCGTAGCCTCGGCAATCTCGCAGATGCGCCAACCCATCCAATACAGGAACTTGGATTGGCGTCGCGGATCGATAGGCAGCAGGGTGGTCGTCGTCATGGCCGAGATGCTGCCGCCCATGGCGACGACTCAATAGCGCCGCCCCTTGTACTCTCCCCGTCTACAGTCCCGTCTCGTTGCCGCCGCTCGCGCCCGTGACGACCATGCCCCTCATTGCAACGCACTGCTCAACCCAGCAGGCGCCCCACGCACTGAGGATTCCCGGCATGAAGAAGTTTCGCAGCAACTGGTTCCGCGTCGCCGTCGAGGGCGCTACTTCGGACAAACGCACCATCAAACGCAGCTGGCTGGAACAGGCCGCCAAGAACTTCAACCCGTCCACCTACGGCGCCCGTATCTGGCTGGAACATTTCCGCAGCCTGCTGCCCGACAGCCCGTTCAAGGCCTATGGCGACGTGCTGGCAGTGAAAACCGAAGAGGTGGACATCAACGGCCAGAAAAAACTGGCCCTGTTCGCCCAGGTTGAGCCCACCCCCGAGCTGATCGCCATGAACAAGGCGAAACAGAAGATTTACACCTCCATCGAAATCGACGACAGCTTTGCCGATACCGGCGAGGCCTACATCGTCGGCCTGGCCGTGACGGACTCGCCTGCCAGCTTGGGCACCGACGTCCTGGCGTTCTCGGCCCAAAAACCCGACGCCAGTCCGTTCAAGGACCGCCACTACTCGGCGACCTCAATGTTTACCGAGGCGCTGGAAACCGAGTTGAAGTTCGAGGAAATCGAAGAGAAGCCAAGCATCGGCGCCCAGCTGTTCAGCAAGGTGCAAGCGCTGCTGACCGGCAAACAGGCCAAGGACGACACCGAGTTTGCCCAGATTGGCGAAGCGGTCGAAGCCATCGCCGAACACGTTAAGGATCTGCCCGACCAACTGGCTGCTGAAAAGCAATTTTCGGCGGGGCTGAAAACCCGGCTCGACCAGGTCAGCACGGAACTAAAAGAGCTGAAAACCATGCTCTCCACCACCCAGGACCACAGTCAGAAACCACGTCCGCCTGTAACCGGCGGCAATGACCTGGTCGTGACCGACTGCTGACAGTCAGCCCAACCACAGCCCCCGAATCATGAAGGACGATCAACATGCGTAACGACACCCGAGTACTGTTCAACGCCTACCTGCAACAACTGGCGCAATTGCATGGGGTGACTGACGTCACCACCAAATTCACCGCCGACCCAAGTGTCGCCCAGACCTTGGAAACCCGTATTCAGGAATCCAGCACCTTCCTCAGCGCCATCAACGTCTATGGCGTACAGGAACAATCGGGTGAAAAAATTGGCATCGGCATCGACGGCACCATTGCCAGCACCCCCGACACCACCGTCAAAGACCGCGAGCCCCGTGACCCGAGCGGCCTGGACGACCGTGGGTACACCTGCACCCAAACTAACTTCGACACCGGCCTGCGCTATCAAAAGCTGGACCAGTGGGCCAAGTTCAAGGACTTCCAAGCACGCATCCGCGACGCCATCATCAAAGCCCAGGCCCTCAACAGGATCATGATTGGCTGGAACGGCATCAGCCGTGCCGCGACATCCAACCCGGTCACCAACCCGTTGTTGCAGGACGTCAACATCGGCTGGCTTCAGAAAATGCGCCTGGAGAACCCTGCCCGGGTTCTGGATGAGGTGGTGGACGGTAGCGGCAAAATCGAAATCGGCGCCGGCAAGGATTTCGAAAACATCGACGCCCTGGTCGTCAGCATGGTCAACGAGTTCATCGAGCCTTGGTATCAGGAGGACACCGAACTGGTAGTCATCTGCGGTCGCCAACTGCTGGCCGACAAGTACTTCCCGATCATCAACAAGGTCCAGGCGCCTACCGAAATGCTGGCGGCCGACATCGTCACCAGTCAAAAACGGCTCGGCAACCTGCCAGCGGTACGCGTGCCGCACTTCCCGGCCAACGGCCTGCTGGTGACCCGGCTGGATAACCTGTCGCTGTACTGGCAGGAAGGTACCCGCCGCCGCACCGTTGTGGACAACGCCAAGCGCGACCGCATCGAGAACTACGAATCGGTGAACGAAAGCTACGTCATCGAAGACCTGGGCTGCGCGGCCATGGCCGAAAACATCACCCTGAACTGAGGCGGCCATCATGACCAACCCCTGCCGCCGCCACTTTGAACGTGTCACTGCCGCCATTGAGGCGGCAGCGACCGAACCCACCCAAACCATGGCCGGCGCTACAGCCTACGAACACCAGCTCAACCAACTGCTGCAAGACCGCCTGCGCCTGAAACAGGTCCAGTCCAACCAAGGCAAGGCCGAACTCAAGCGCCAGTTGCTGCCGAGTTATGAATCCTATGTGCAAGGTGTGCTGGAAGGCGGCCAGGGCGCGCAGGACGAGGTACTGACCACCGTCATGGTCTGGCGCTTCGATGCCGGCGACTTCACCGGTGGCCTCGACATCGCGACCTACGTGCTGGAACACAAGATGGTCATGCCCGACCGCTTCGCCCGCACCTTGGGCTGCCTGGTCGCCGAGGAAGTCGCGACGGCAGCCTTCAAGGCTCAGAAGGTTGGCGAACCGTTCGACCTGGCAATCCTGCACCGCACCGCCGAACTCACCGACGCCGAAGACATGCCCGACCAGGCCCGCGCCAAGCTGTTTCTCGCCATGGGCCGCGCCACGCTGGAAGGCATCACCGAAGAAACCCCGGGCCAACCCGGCCAGCTCCAGGCCGGTGTAGATCTGCTGAAAAAAGCCATCGCTCTGCACGACGCCTGCGGTGGCAAGAAAGATCTGGAGCGGGCCGAACGCCTGCTCAACAAACTTGCCGGCCCTGCCGGCTAACCGAGCGTCCCCACGCACCCCGCCGGCTCGGGGCGGATCGGCCAGGCCGCTCCTCCTGAACGTGAAGCCCCGACCACCGGCGACTTATTTTTGAGTGCTGTTCCATGAGCGGATTTGTAGCCAGCGGCCCCGTCGCCAGCGGCCATATCAACACCGACGCCTTCTGGCCCTCGATTGATCTCGACGAGCTGCGAGCCACCCTGCGGATCGATGCCAGCGTCACCGCGCCACGTTTGGAAACCGCCGCCGTAGCCGCCGCCATCAGCGTCAACCGCGAGCTGAGCGGATGGCGCGCCATCCAGCAGGCCGCAGGCCATGCCGAACTGGCAGACGTTCCCGGCGAAAAAATCAACGACGTATCTGTCCTGGTGCACCTCTACCGCCGCGCCATCGAAGCCGCAACCGGCGCCGAAGTGTGTGAGCGCTACCGCTCCTACGACAGCACCAACAGCGGCAACCAGAACGCCGAAGATCTCACGCCGAACATTGACGACTACCGCCGGGACTTGCGCTGGGCTGTACGTGACTTCCTCGGCATCAACCGCACCACCGTGGAGCTGATCTGATGCCCGTCACCGTCCGCGCCTTTCAAAACGACACCGTTGACGCCCTGTGCTGGCGTCACTACGGCCGCACCGCCGGCGTGACCGAAGCGGTACTCGAAGCCAACCCCGGCCTGGCGGACTACGGGCCGATCCTGCCCCAAGGCCTAGCCGTGCAAATGCCCGAAGCCCAGACGGCCGCGCCACAGCGGCAGATGGTGAACCTATGGGACTGATCAACCTGCAACGAGCCCACGAACCCACCACCCCTGGATTACGGAATGAAGCGCATGCCTGAACGTCCCGACACCTGGGCTTGGCTCGCCGCCTGGCTCGAACAAAACTGGCCTGCCCTTTATGCGGGGATCCTGGCTCTGACCATCGCCGCCCTACGGATCATGTATGGCGGCGGCACCTTGCGGCGGATGGCAGTCGAGGCCCCCCTTTGCGGTGCCCTGGCACTGGCCGCCAGTCATGGCCTGGCGCTGCTCGGTATCCCCGCCTCAACTGCACCGTTCTTCGGTGGTGTAATCGGTTTGCTTGGGGTCGAGGGGACTCGCGCCGCTGCCAAGAAATTCTTCACTCGCAAGGTAGAACAGCTATGACGACGCTTCGCCACGGCGACCGCTCGCAAGCGGTGCGCATACTGCAAAAAAACCTGAACGACCACGGTGCCGGGTTGGCGGTGGATGGCGACTATGGCGATTCAACGGAAACCGCTGTGCGGGCGTATCAGCTGAAAGTCGGCTTGGTCGCCGATGGCGTGGCCGGCGAAAAAACCCAGGCCAGCCTGGCCGGCGGTAACTGTCAGCTTCTGCTGAGAAACGAAGACCTGATACAGGCCGCACAGATCCTCGGCGTACCGCTGGCAAGCGTCTATGCCGTCAACGAGGTTGAATCGAAGGGCAAAGGCTTTTTGGCGAACGGCAAGCCGGTGATTCTGTTCGAACGGCACATCATGTTCCGCCAGCTCGCCACGCCGCGCCACGAAGGCGACAACCCCGACGAACTCAAGCGCCACGCCGACCAACTGGCCGCCGCCAATCCGGCCATCGTCAATCCGAAGTCCGGCGGCTATGCCGGCGGCACTGCTGAGCATCAGCGCCTGAGCCATGCGCGCCTGATCGACGACACCGCCGCGCTGGAATCCGCTTCCTGGGGCGCGTTCCAGATCATGGGCTTTCACTGGCACCGCCTGGGCTATGCCAGCGTGCAGGCGCTGGTCGAGGACATGAGTGCAGGCGAGTCTCAACAGTTCGCCGCCTTCGTGCGTTTCATCCAGACCGACCCGGTGCTGCACAAGGCCTTGAAAGGCCGTAAATGGGCCGAATTCGCCAAGCTCTACAACGGCCCGGATTACCAGCGGAACCTGTACGACATCAAGCTCCAGCGCGCCTATGAGCGGCACGCTGAGTGCGGCTGCGGCCAGGCGGTGGCGGCATGATCGATCTGGAGGCGGTGCGCAAACTGGACGTCCAAGACGGCAACCTGTTGGTGGTGCCGGAAAATACCGAGCAAGCCGATATGGAGCTGCTGTGCGAAGCCCTGGCCTACATGACACCTGGTTGCCGGGTAGTCATCGTGCGAGGTCCGGTGGAGCTGATGGACGTCGGCGACATGAACAAACTGGGCTGGTACCGCGCATGAGTACCCTGCGCCAGGCGCTGTACGGCATCGCCCTGCTGGGCGCCCTGGCACTGCTCATCTGGGGCCAGGAACAACGCATCACCGTGGCCGAGAAGAACACCGAACTGGCGGGGAAGGACATCAAAATTGCCCGCGATGAAGCTGACAGGCTACGCGCCAATCTCAGCACCCTGCAAAACACTCTGAACGGCGAGCGCATCGCCCAGGCTGCCCTGCGAACCCAGCAGGACCAGCTGCGCCAGGGCCTGGCAAAGCGCGAGCAAACCATAGAGGCGCTGAAACGTGAAAACGAAGACCTTCGCAACTGGGCTGACCAGCCTTTGCCTGAGCTTGCTCGCCGGCTGCGCGAGCGCCCCGCCCTCACCGGCGCCGACGCTTATCGTCAGTGGTTGTCCGGCCGTGGTGCCCTGCACCCTGCCCGCGACAAGGCCACTCAATAACGGCGATCAGCTCTCCGACCAGGACCGCGTCGAAGCCGCATGGGCTGAATGCGCCGGCCAGGTAGACATGGTGTTCAACCATCAACAGGCAGCCCCATGAACAAACCCGAAAGCCTGCGCGCCCACCTGCTGGCGACCGTGGCAGAACTCAAGCACAACCCCGACCGGCTGTTGATCTTCATCGACAACGGCAAAATCCGCTGCACCGCGGCTGCCTCGTTGTCGTTCGAATACAGCTTTGATTTACAGGTCATCCTCACCGATTACGCTGGTCACCCCGACAGCGTCATGTTGCCGTTGCTGGGGTGGCTGAGCGTGAACCAGTCCGAGCTGCTGGAAAACCTGAACAAGTCCGCCCAGGGCATCCAGTTCGAGGCTGACATCCTGGACAACAGCAAAGTGGATATGAGCCTGACATTGCCGCTGACCGAGCGCGTCGTGGTGGCGAAGGACGCCGATGGCAATACCACCATCCACCATCCTGGCGAACCTCGACAGGTGGCCGCGTTCCTCGACCCGGCGTGGATACCTAGCGCTCAAGGCACCGGCGGTGAATGGGTCGTGCCGAAATGACCAATCGATTGGAAACGCTGGAGGATTGGGCGGCCGGCTTACTGGGGCAATTGGAACCCGCATCGCGCAACAAACTGGCCCGCAGCATCGGCCAGGCCCTGCGGCGCAGCCAGCAACAGCGAATCATCGTCCAGCGCAACCCGGACGGGAGCAAGTACGCGCCGCGAAAGCAGCGCAACCTTCGGGGAAAAAAAGGCCGGGTAAAACGGAAATTGAAAATGTTTTTGAAGCTGCGCACAGCGAGTTTTTTGAAAGTGCAAGGTGATGGAAACGCCATCAGTGTTGGCTTCACCGGGCGGATAGCCCGGATAGCCCGGACGCATCAGTTCGGTCTAAAGGATCGTGCGGAACAGGGTGCGCCAGATGTAACTTATGATCGCCGGGAGCTGCTAGGCTTTACGGAATCGGACATAGACATCATTCGAGAAAAATTGCTATCCCATTTAGCCTAGAGGCTAAGTTTCATTTGTCTTTTACATGCTCCTTCCCAACCCCTTTCAGCGTTACCGCCATCCATCCTTGCCAAGGCCCTTCTATGCTATGAACCTTGAAAAATCCCTCAGTATGGACATCACTTCTAAAACGCATGTTCCAGTGAATTTCTGGATCATTGTGAAAGAAACCAATCTCTGTTCCTGCATCGTCCGCCTCGATACTAAAGAATGTAATCGCTGCCGGGTTTTCATCAAGCAGCCAATCTACTAACTGGCCGCTTTGCTCCTCATCAAGCACAAGTTCAAGATCCAGCACAGAGTTTCGATTTTCAAACAGAAAATTAGAAAACTTCGAATCTAACGGGCCTCTGTATTTCTTCACACGGCTCTTGAACGCCTTGTATAGGCTTACAATTTTGGCTACTGCTCCCGCCACAGCACCCACCCCAGCGATCACCGCCGAAATTTTCCCCCAATGTTCGACCCAAAAATCTACAACCTGTTGAAATTCCATCACTACTTCCTTCAATCATCACTCATCCATGTCCTGTCCAGTAGGTCGAGAGGACACCATAGAATTAAAAAATCATCGCGCACCGGTGAGTTTTGTGCGGGCAGAACAATAAATCACTCAATGTAAAAAACCTACATACAAGTTCAATGAGCTGCGCCCCCATGCGCACGACGCCATCATCGGCGCCATGAACGACTTAGCCACCCTCGCCCGCCTGATCGAAAACCTCATCCGCTTCGGCACCATCGCTGCCGTCCAGATGCAGCCCCCGCGTGTGCAGGTCAAAACCGGAACCCTGACCACTGCCTGGCTGCCGTGGATCGCGCTACGGGCCGGTGCCGACCGGGAGTGGAACCCACCGACCGTCAATGAACAGGTTCTGCTCTTCAGCCCCTCGGGCCAACTCGGCAACGGCGTCGCTCTTACCGGCCTGTTCAGCGACCAGATCCCCGCCAACGGCGACCGCGAGGGCCTACACCGAGTCACCTACCGCGACGGCACGGTGATCGAGTACGACAGCGTCGCTCACCACCTCAACGCCACGCTCAACGATGGCGGCACCACCAACCTGGTCAGCACTGGCGGTATCAACATCGTCGGCAACATCACGCACCAGGGCGATTACACCCAGACTGGCAACCAGAACGTCACCGGTACCGTCACCGTCTCGGTAGACGTGGTGGCCGCCGGCATAAGCCTGGTGAAACACCTGCACGGCGGCGTCATGCCTGGCAGCGGCAAGACGGGGAAACCGGAATGAACCGACACACCGGCGCAGCTATCAGCACCGTGGAAAGCATCGCTCAATCCATGAGCGACATCCTCAGCACGCGCATTGGGACTCGGGTCATGCGGCGCGAATACGGCAGCCTATTGCCCGACCTGGTGGACCACCCGTTCAACGACGTCACCCGGTTGCAGGTGTACGCGGCCACCGTTATGGCGCTAATGCGCTGGGAGCCGCGTATCAGCCTGAGCCGCGTGCAGTTCCAGGGCGCCACGCTGCAAGGTCAATCCTCGTTGGATATCGAGGGCAGCATTGTCAATAGCAACGAACCGCTGAGCCTGAGCGTGCCTCTGAACTTGGGGGGTAGCGCATGAACTCATTCGTCGCGATTGACCTGGGCCAGCTCCCCGCGCCCGAGGTCGTTGAACAGGTCGATTACGAGCAGATCCTCGCCGAACGCAAGGCCTACGCCATCGGCCTCTGGCCGGTCGAGGAACAAGCCGAGATCGCTGCACGGCTTGAGCTGGAATCTGAGCCCCTGACCAAACTGCTCCAGGAGAACGCCTACCGCGAAACGGTGTGGCGCCAGCGCGTCAATGAGGCGTCCGTCGCCAACATGCTTGCCCTGGCAAAGGGCAGCGATCTGGAGAACCTGGCCGGCAACTTCAACGTCAAACGCCTGGTCATCCAGGCCGCCAAGCCCTCGGCCGTGCCGCCGGTTCCGTTGCTGATGGAAAGCGACGACAGTCTGCGGGAGCGGGCTCAAATGGCATGGGAAGGCCTCAGCACCGCCGGCCCGCGTAACAGCTACATCTTTCATGCGCGCTCTGCTGACGGCCAGGTTGCCGACGCCACTGCCGAGAGTCCCGCCCCGGCCGAGGCCATGGTGACGGTGCAATCGATCCTGGGTGACGGCACTGCCTCGCCCGCGCTGCTGGCAAAGGTCAATGCCTACCTCGGCGACGACGACCGCCGCCCTGTCGCGGATCGGCTCACCGTGCAAAGCGCCCAGGTCATCAACTACCAGGTCAAGGCCAAGCTGTTTCTTTCGACGTCCGGCCCTGAGAGCGAGTTGATTCTCGCGGCGGCCAATGCGCAGTTGCTGGCTTTCGTGCACCAACGGCGCCGCCTGGGCTTGGAGGTTTCGGAATCCATTATCCACGCCTCGCTGCACGTCGAGGGTGTGCGCAAGGTCGTGCTGGAGAACTGGGCAGACATCGTTGCCACGAAGTACCAGGCCCCGTATTGCACGGCCGTCGATTTGGCGTTGGGGGTCGAATGATGGCAGACGCGGCCCTTCTTCCAAGCAATTCGACGCCGTTGGAGCGTCAAGCGGCGCAGGCGCTGGCCCAGATTCAGCGTGTGCCGATTCCATTGCGCACGCTGTACAACCCCGACCTTTGCCCACTGCCCCTTTTGCCCTACCTGGCCTGGGCTTTCTCCGTGGACCGCTGGGACAGCAAGTGGACCGAAGCGGCCAAGCGCGCCGCCATCCGCAGCGCGTACTACATCCATTCGCGCAAGGGCACTATCGGGTCACTGCGCCGTGTCGTTGAACCGCTCGGCTACCTGATCGAAATCATCGAATGGTGGCAGACCATTCCGGTCGGCCCTCGCGCCACCTTCAGGCTCAAGGTCGGCGTGCTCGACACCGGTATCACCGAGGAGATGTACCAGGAACTGACCTGGCTGATCGACGATGCCAAACCCCTGACACGCCATCTCACCGGGCTCGCCATCAGCCTGGAAACCACCGGCTCAGTTCATATCGGCGCCTGCATCACCGATGGCGACGAGATTGATATCTACCCACCTACACAGCGAGACATCGAGGTCACGGGCTACATCCATCAGGGCGGCCGTGAACACCAGATCGACACCATGGACATCTACCCATGACAGACCAAAACAGCCAATTCTTCGCCATTCTCACCGCCATCGGCAAAGCCAAGCAGGCCAACGCGGATGCCTTGGGCGTTTCCTGGACATTCGCACAAATGGGCGTAGGCGATGCGAACGACACCGACCCGATCCCCAACGAGCAGCAGACGCACCTGATCAACGAGCGCCGTCGCGCACCGTTGAACCAACTCAGCGTGGACCCAGCCAACCCCAACATCGTCGTCGCCGAACAAGTCATTCCAGAAAACGTCGGAGGGTGGTGGATTCGTGAGGTCGGCCTGTATGACGCCGATGGGGACCTGGTCGCCGTGGCAAACTGCGCGCCAAGCTTCAAGCCTCTGCTGACTCAAGGTTCGGGTCGTACTCAGGTGGTGCGGATGAACTTGGTCGTCAGCAGCACCGCCAACGTCGAGCTGAAGATCGACCCGAGCGTAGTCTTGGCAACCCGCATCTATGTGGATTCGAAAATTCGAGAGGAGCTATACAAGCTCGACACCAAGCAGTCGGTGCGCGTAGCCACTACGGGAACCATCGCTCTCACCGGATTGCAGGTGGTTGATGGCGTGACGTTGCTTGCCGGCGACCGGGTGTTGGTGAAGAACCAGGCGGCTGCCAAGGATAACGGTATCTATATCGCTGCCGGCTCGGCTTGGCAGAGGGCGCCGGATGCCGACAGTAACGCCGAAGTCACTTCAGCAATGATTTTGTCAGTCGAACAAGGAACAACACTCGCCGACACCCGCTGGCAGCTGGTCACAGACGGCTCGATCATCGTGGGCACCACTGCGCTGACATTTCAGAACGTGACGCAAGGGTTCGCGCCGCTCAATTCTCCTGCCCTGATTGGCACGCCTACGGCGCCGACCGTGGCAGGAACAGACAGCAGTACAAAACTCGCGACCTCAGCAGCGGTGCGGGCCATCATGGCGCATTTTGGTCTGGGTAGTACTGCGGCAACACCTCTTGGTGATTTCAAGGCAATCAATCCTGGTGGGTTGTACCTGGCTTACGGTGCGCTTGTCCCTAACCTTGCAACGCCTAACGCGCCTCCCGAAAGTAACAACAAGGTACTGGCCGTTTTGGCTGTCACGCCACGGCCTGACTGCATGCACTACCTTGCTTTTGAAACTGGTACATCAAGCAGCAATCGTAGTTTTTGGGTCGGTCAGTACACGTTGCCCGACGGCAATATGTACTGGTCGCGCCTACTGAGTTCCGATCAGATTGCAACCCAGCCGCAGGTAGATGCAGGGACGCTCGACAATATGATGATCACGCCAAAGACGATGCGCTGGGGGTTCTCAGCAAGCCTTGGCTCGAACGGATATGTCATTTTCCCAAGTTGGCTTGGAGGTTTGTGCTTCCAGTGGGGAGCTTTTGCTACCGATACAACAGGCACAACGCATAGTTACCCGGTCGCATTTCCTAATGCAATATTCCAGATCCTCGGTTCCGACAAGGGTCTCCTGAATATAGAGGGCTTGGCTGTCGAGCCGATCAGCACGGCCCAGTTCAAGGCTAAATGCAGTGCTGGTACTTGCACATTCGCCATCTTTGCAATCGGCCGTTGAGGAAATCATTCAATGAAAAGGCTCTACAGTCCCTCCACTGGCACTACGTACTTCAAAGAAATCCATAACAGCATTCCGGCAGACGCGATTCCGATCAGCGATGAGCGTTATCAGGCTGTTATCACCAATGCGCCACTCGACAAGATCCGCAGCCATGACGCCGACGGCCTGCCGATTCTGATAGATCCTCCGCCTCCTACGGCTAATGAGCTGGCGACGGCTGAGCGCCGATGGAGAGATGCTGAAATCGAAAGCGTTCGTTGGCTGCGGGAGCGTCACCGTGACGAAGTTGACTCGGATCGACCTACTACCCTCACGGCGGCGCAGTCCGGGGAGCTGCTGGACTATGTCCAGGGCTTGCGCGACTGGCCTCAATCTGAGGGATTCCCTGACGTAGCATTCCGGCCTGTCGCACCGTCTTGGATTGCTGAGCAGATTCAATAGGCCCACGCGCCCATTCTTCCTGTAGCTCTCCCCCTTACAAGCCCCCGCGCTCGCCCAACCGGCGCGCGCGCGGCAGCCTGTGCACTGTCATCCCAATCACTGCGCAGGCAAACCCATGGCCGATTATCTCCACGGCGTGCGGGTCATCGAACTCAACGACGGCACCCGCCCCATTCGCACCATCCCCACCGCTGTTATCGGCATGGTCTGCACGGCCGACGATGCTGATGCCACCGCTTTCCCGTTCGACACACCGGTACTGCTGACCAACGTCCAAACCGCCATCGGCAAGGCCGGCACCACAGGCACTCTGGCGAAGAGCCTCCAGGCCATCGCCGACCAGACCAAGCCCTACACCATCGTCGTGCGGGTGAAGGAAGGCGAGACCGAGGCGGAAACCACCAGCGCCCTGATCGGCACCACCACTGCCGAGGGCAAATACACCGGCATGAAAGCCCTGCTCGCCGCCAAGGCCCGCGTCGGCATGGTGCCGCGCATTCTCGGTGTGCCAGACCTCGACAGCCTGCCAGTCGCCACCGCCCTGGTCACCATCGCCCAGCAACTGCGCGCCTTCGCTTACGTCAGCGCCTGGGGCTGTAAAACCAAGGAAGAGGTGGTCGCCTACCGTGACAACTTCGGCGCTCGCGAAGCCATGGTCATCTGGCCGGAATTCCAGAACTGGAGCACCGTCACCAACGCGACCGTCACCGCTTCGGCCGTGGCCCGGGCATTGGGTTTACGCGCCAAGATCGATCAGGAAGTGGGCTGGCACAAGACGCTGTCAAACGTCGCGGTCAACGGTGTCACCGGCATCAGCGCCGACGTGTTCTGGGATCTGCAAAACCCGGCCACGGACGCCAACTACCTCAACAGCAACGAGGTCACCACGCTCATCAACGAGGGCGGCTTCCGCTTCTGGGGTAGCCGTACCACCAGCGAGGACCCGTTGTTCGCCTTCGAGAACTACACCCGCACCGCGCAGATCCTTGCCGACACCATGGCCGAGGCGCACATGTGGGCAGTGGACAAGCCCATGCATGCCTCTCTGGTGCGCGACATCATCGAAGGGGTCAATGCCAAGTTCCGCGAGATGGTCGCGGCGGGCTACCTGATCGGCGGCCAGTGCTGGTACCCGGAGGACGCCAACGACAAGGACACGCTCAAGGCCGGCAAGCTGTTCCTGGATTACGACTACACGCCGGTTCCACCGCTGGAAGACCTCACGTTGCGGCAGCGCATCACTGACCGCTACCTGATCGACTTCGCCAGCAAGATCAACAGCTAAACCGGGCCTCCCCGCAAGGGGAGCTGACCCTGTGCCTGAGCAACGGAGAACCCCGCCATGGCCATGCCCCGCAAACTCAAAAACCTCAACCTGTTCAACGACGCCAACAGCTACCTCGGTGTGGTCAAGTCGGTCACCCTGCCCCCGCTCGGCCGCAAGATGGAAGCCTATCGCGGCGGTGGCATGAATGGCCCGGTCAAGGCTGATCTCGGCTTCTCGGATGACGGCATCCAGTTCGAATGGAAGACCGGCGGCCTGGATCTGATCGCCCTCAAACAGTTCGGCGCCGTCAACGCCTCGAGCGTCGCTTTACGTTTCACGGGTTCGTTCCAGCAGGACGACACCGAAGAAGTCAGTGCCGTTGAGGTCGTCATGCGCGGCCGACACGAGACCATCGAAATGGGTGATGCGCAGCCGGGCGAAGACACCGAACACAGCATCACCACCACCTGCACCTATTACAAATTGATCGTCGATAACGAGGAAATCATCGAGATCGACTTGCTCAACTTTATCGAGAACGTGAACGGCGTGGACATGCTGGAAAAGCAGCGCCAAGCCCTCGGAATCTGAACCTTCTCGCCCTGACTCAGGGCGGTTAACCCTGCAATCTGGAGCCCCATATGAAACCTGAAGACACCCTCGAAGCGCTGCCACCCGTTGACGACAACACCGTCACCCTGGACACGCCAATTAACCGTGGCAAAACCGTCATCGACAGCATCACCCTGCGCAAACCGCAATCCGGCGAGCTGCGCGGTGTGCAACTGGTGGACCTGCTGAATATGGACGTGGCCACCCTCATCAAGATCCTGCCGCGCATCAGCGCACCAGGTATCACCGCGCCGGAAGTTGCCAGCATGGACCCGGCCGACCTGCTTGCCTGTGGCAGCAAGATCTCCGGTTTTTTGTTGCAGAAGTCGGTGAAGACGGACGCGTCCCTCGTTGCGTAGAAGACGCCATGGCCGATCTGGCCGTGGTTTTCCATTGGGCACCGGCTGACATGGACCAGCTGGGCCTGCAAGAACTGATGGAATGGCGCGAGCGCGCCCGAGTGCGGAGTTCCACTGATGGCGAATGACTTAAAACTTCAGGTGTTGCTCAACGCCATCGACAAGGCGAGCGGCCCCCTGAAGGCCATCAACAACGGCAGCATCGGTGCCGCCCGCGCCCTCAAGGAAGCCCGCGACCGCCTCAAGGAACTCAACACCCAACAAAAAGACGTTAGCGCCTGGCGCACCCAGCGCGCTGCCGCCGAGCAGACCGAACAAGCCCTCGTCGCTGCCCGCGATAAAGTACGGGCGCTGTCCCATCAGTTCGCCGCCACCGGTGCGCCGACCAAGGCGATGACCAAGGACTTTCGGGCAGCCGTTCGCGAAGCGCAGAAGCTCAAGGAACAACATCAACAACAGGGCGTACAGCTCCAGGCCCTGCGCAGCAAACTGCAAGGCGCTGGCATCAGTACCAAGAACCTCAGCAGCCACGAACGCCAGTTGCGAGAGCAAATCAGCGCCACCAACGCCAGCATCAGCGAACAGGGCAAACGCCTGGTCGCCTTGAATGCTCAGCAAAAGCGCCTCGCCATTGAGCGCGCCAAGCTGGAGAAAACCCAGAACCTCGCCGGCAACATGGCTATGAACGGCGCCGCCGGCTTGGGTGTGGGGTATGCCGCGAGTCGGCCGGTGGCTAAGGCCATCGGTGCTTTTGCGCCGAACGAAGACTCGGCTACGCAACTCAAGGTTTCGATGATGGACGACACCGGCAAGGTGTCTGAAGACTTCCAGAAGATCACGGACCTGGCTACCAAGTTGGGCGACCGCCTGCCCGGTACCACTGCCGACTTCCAGGAAATGATGACCATGTTGAGGCGCCAAGGCCTCAGTGCAAAGAGCATCCTCGGCGGAACCGGCGAAGCGGCTGCGTATTTGGGCGTTCAGTTGCAGATGCCCGTAATCGCCGCGGCTGAATTTGCCGCGAAGATGCAGGACGCCACCCGAACATCCGAAAAGGACATGATGGGGCTGATGGACATCATCCAGCGTGGGTTCTACTCAGGTGTACAGCCCACCAACATGCTCCAGGGCTTCAGCAAGATCGCGCCGGTCATGGACACCATCAAAAAATCGGGCATCGACGCCGCTGCCGAGCTGGCACCGCTGCTGATCATGATGGACCAGGCCGGTATGGACGGCGGCGCGGCCGGTAACGCCTTTCGGAAGATCTTCCAGGCCGGCCTGGACAAGGATGGGGTCAAGGACGTCAACAAGATCATGGAGCTGGAAGGCAAGCCCATCCGCTTCAAATTTACCAACGACAAGGGCAACTTCGCAGGCCTGGAAAATCTGTTCGCTCAGGTCGAAAAACTCAAGACCCTGAACGACGAAGACCGCACCGCCACCATCAAGGATCTGTTCGGCGACGACTCCGAAACCATGACCACCTTGAACACCATGATGAGCAAGGGGCTCGACGGTTATCGGGAAATTCAGCAGAAGCTGCAAAACCAGGCCGACCTGCGCAAGCGCGTCAACGAACAACTCGGTACCCTCACCAATGTCATGGAGGCCGCTCAAGGCAGTTGGACCAATGCCATGGCCGAGTTTGGCGCCGCCGTGGCGCCTGAGCTGAAAGAGATGATCCAAACTTTGGGAGAGGTCGCCAACAACGTCGGCGCCTGGGCTCGCGAGAACCCCAAGCTCGCGGGCGGCCTGGTCAAGGTCGTAGCGGCCGTGGCCGGTCTGGCCTTCGTGTTTGGTGGCCTGGCATTGACGATGGCGAGCCTACTCGGCCCTTTCGCCATGGTGCGATACGGCATGGGCATGTTTGGCATTCGCCTGGGCATTGTTAAAGCCCAATTGACCGGCACGCACACCGCAGCAGCAGGCGCCGGTGCCAATATTGGCAGGCTCGGGAAAGTCTGGCGGTCCCTGGTAGCCACTCGCTCGGCCGGTGGCTTGCTCAGCGCGTTACCGGCTTTCGTCAGCAGCGCCCGCCTGGCTGCCGCCAGCGTGCTGCCGATGCTCGGCGGCGCGATCAGTGCCGTCGGTACCGCCATCATGGCGACGCCCATCGGCTGGCTGCTGGCGGCCATCGCGGCCCTGGTTGCAGCTGGTGTGCTGGTCTACAAGTATTGGAACCCGATCAAGGGCTTCTTCCTCGGTTTCTGGCAAGGCCTGGTCGGGGCATTGCAACCGGTACTCGATAGTTTCGCCGGGCTCGGCCAATCGCTGCTGAACCTGGGCCAGGCCGTCATGACGCTGCCAGGTGTCGGCGCGGCCATGGAGCTTCTGGGCAACATCGCACGCCCGCTGTTCAGTCTGATATCAGATGGCGTCAGCAGTTTGATCACCTGGTTCGGCCAGCTACTTGCGCCCGTCGAAGATGTCGGTGGCGCCGCTCAGTCAATGGGCGAACGTTTTGGCGCTGTCATCGGCAATATGCTCAGCCTTTTGTTAGGCCTGCCTGCACAGTTCGCTGAACTGGGTACGCAGATGATTCAAGGCCTGGCAAATGGCATCACCAACAGCCTGACCGTAGCCAAGGAGGCCATTACCGGGGCAGGCGATGCGGTGATTGGCTGGTTCAAGGAAAAGCTCGACATCCACAGCCCCTCGCGTGTGTTCGCGGAGCTGGGCGGCTTCACCATGGCCGGTCTGGCCCAGGGGCTTGAGGGCAGTCAAGACGGGCCGCTGGGCGCCATGACAAGCCTGAGCAAACAACTCACGGCAGCCGGCACACTGGCCCTCGGTGCAACCGCCATGCCTCTGGCGGCCATGCCGTTGCCGCAATTCCCGGCCGGGGCTGCCGCTGCCTCTTCGCTGTCGATCGATGATCGTGCGCCCATCAGCCCTGCCCCGGCACCTGTCCATGACAGCCACGACACCTACGAAATCAACATCCACACCACGCCAGGCATGGACGCCCAGGCGATCAGCCGCGCCGTGCGGGCCGAGCTGGCGCGCATCGCCAGTGAAAAGGCTGCCCGCCAGCGCAGCAAACTTTCAGATCTGGAGTAACCCACCATGATGCTTGCCTTGGGCATGTTCGTGTTTAGCCTGTCCACCGCCGCTTACCAGGAGCTGCAACGTCAAACGGATTGGCGCCACGCGAGCAACAGCCGCGTCGGCGCCGCTCCGGCTCGACAGTTTGTCGGGCGCGGCGACGACACCATCACCCTACCCGGCGTCATCCTGCCGGAGCTGGCCGGCACCGCCCTTAGCCTCGACGCCCTGCGCCTGATGGCGAACACCGGCAAGGCCTGGCCGATGGTCGAAGGCAGTGGCCGGATCTACGGCTTGTGGATTATCGAAGGCCTGAGCGAAACCAAGACGCTGTTTTTCCGAGACGGCACGCCTCGGCGTATTGAATTCACGATCAACCTCAAGCGCATCGATGACGACCGGATCGATCTGCTCGGCGCCGGTACCAGCGCAGGCGTCAACATCTTGAGGTCGCTGCTGTGATTGATGCTGCCCTGTCCAAGGTTACCGGCTACGTCGAAGACCTGGTCGAACGCTACCGCCGCGATGCGGCCTACCCGGTGCCGGCGTTTCGTATCACCGTAGATGGCAATGACATCGCCCAGTTGGTCAGCCCACGGCTGATGAGCCTGGAGCTGACCGACAATCGCGGGATCGAGGCCGACCAGCTCAGCATCACTCTCAGCGACCACGATGGGCTGCTGGCGATCCCGCCCAAAGGCGCGACCATCCGGCTGTGGCTGGGTTGGAGCGACACCGGCCTGGTGGACAAAGGCACCTACACCGTCGATGAAACCGAACACAGCGGTGCGCCGGACGTACTGAGTATCCGCGCCCGCTCGGCGGATCTTCGCAAAGGCCTGAAGACTAAACGCGAGCGCAGCTGGAGCAACACCACCCTCGGCGACGTCCTGGGCGATATCGCCCTGGGCAACGGCCTCACCGCGACCATTGCCGGTGCTCTGGACGGGCTGCCCATACTTCAGCTGGACCAGGCCAACGAATCCGACGCCAACCTGATCAGCCGCGTAGGTGAAGAGTTCGACGCCGTGGTCACCGTTAAGGCCGGCTGCCTGTTGTGCCTGCCGGCGGGCGGCGGCAAGACAGCCACCGGCGCCGAGCTGCCGCATATCACCCTCACCCGCGCCGATGGCGACCAGCACCGCTACCTGCAAGCTGACCGCGACAGTTACGACGGTGTGCGCGCCTATTTTTACGATGTGAACAGTGCGAAGAAACAGGAGGCCATCGCCGGTGGTGGTGAAAACCTAAAAGACCTGCGCCACACCTTCAGCGACCGTCAGTCCGCTCTGCGCGCTGCCCGGGCGGAATTTAACCGCCTGCAACGTGGCAGCGCGACGCTCAGCTATACCCTGGCGCGGGGGCGGCCGGACCTTATTCCTGAACTGACCTACACGCTCCAGGGCGTTAAGCCGGAGATCGACGAGATCATTTGGTATGGCGGCAATGTGCAGCACACCCTTAGCCCGGACAATGGGTACACCGTCAGCCTGGAGCTGGAGAGCAAGCTGCCCGAGGACACGGTTGAGGGGCTGGCGGAGGAAAACAAAGGGGATTACACCGGAATCATCGCGTACTACCGCGACAAGAAAACGGGGAAGGAGAAGACTGTAACCGCGGGGGATCAAAGCAATCCAAGGCGGCTAAGGTGGCTCTATTCCACAGAACGGACGGCGAAGCGGGCGGTAGACAGGGAATGGAGAGAACTACAAATACAAGGCGGTTAGACTGAAGCAAATATCTGTTAGGTCTTCCTATTCTTGGCGCTCTTATCTGTAGGCTTGTAATAAAAACTGATTGGAAGATGCCTAATCTTATAATCCAATCCACTTGCCGCGTGTTTGTGCACCGTTTTTGCAGTTAATGTCTTATTGCAAAGATCCAAGAGAGTAACTGCAACTTCAAAATCTTTTACAATGCGCGCTGCCCAAACCTTTAAAATTTTTAGTTTGTCGCGCTTCTTCGTATAAATGATTAGCCCTCCCCGATTACTCGTTGGCCCTCCGGGAGAGTATCGATCACACAACTGTCGAAAACCTTCCATTACATATCCGGGACCTGTATCGAGCTTAGCCTCCCCATGCCACTCGTACAGACCTTCCTTAACCACCAGATCACAATGCCCATTTCTATAATTATCGTGATCCGCAGTGAAACCCTTCATGGACAAACCAAATACAAGCACAACGGTTAACGCATCTTCTCCGAAATTCTGGAAATGTGGCTTATTGTTTTCAAAATGAAATATCCCTTCCAAGATGGCGGATTCAACTCGAGAGCAATATTCGTCATAATCACTACCGATACCAGCGTTCAGCAACGCAACTTTTACTGGATTATCGTCCGAAAGATTCATGATATCAGCAATAGACGGATTCATTCTACAATCACCGCCTTATCTGCCACAAAAACAACATAAACCTTAGACTGATAATCCCGATCAGGATATCCTCTATCCTCCAGACTTAATGCCCCATTCATAAAAGCAGCTTGCAGATCCTCCGACGTCACGCTATATACAACATCATCATCTATATACCGATATTGCTGTTCCAACAGTTTTATCTGCGTGGACTTTAAGAAATTCAGACAAAGTTGAATCTGCTCGATTGAACACTCATTTTTTACAACACCCATAAAATCGGAGTAACTAAATACCGGCGTCCTCTCCTGAGAGGAAAGAATAAACTCCACTATTTCCTTGCAGCAATAATCGATCCGGAGGTGTGCGACCTCAGACTCGATTTTTTGAAATAGTAGAGTTTTAGATATCATGGTATGTACGAAATTATCTTGTTAAGGACAAAGTTAGAATCATCGTAGGTACGCATACCTTTGACGAAAGCATAGTCTGTTCTAGCCCCAATCTGCACGTAGTCTCTATAACTTCCAGGAATATGCAGCTCCGGCTTGCTATCGACTTTATCTATATCCATTCGATGCCACTGCATTGCCACCTCAAAAATTGACATCTTATGATCGATAGCTTTGGCACCAGTTTTGTGGAACAGTTCGCTCCGTAGGTCTACACCGGCTTTCATTGTCTCACGTTTTACAGATTCAGTCTCGGTAGCAAAGCCAATGCGCTTGATAGCCCCCGACATATCTGCATATACGCCCTTCGCAAGCGGCAATAAATTAAACGGCGTACCCAAAACAAAATCTTTAGAAAATGTAGCCAAAAGTCTTCTTGAAAAAAATTTCAAGTCATCAATGGACTTCTTAAGCTGGCCTGATGTTTGTGGCATTCCAGTGTCGCGTGTCATATCGGCGCGCAGTTCTATATATGAACGCTGACGATTAAAATATATTACATCAAAAGTTTGCCTATCATAAGCCTTTACTTCGATAAGCTTTTCAGCCTGCGGAAACTGATCGCGCATTTCTTGGGAAAAATTATCGCGTAGGATGTCATTACTCAAAGTAAAACGACGCTTTCGAGACAAAATCAAACCCGTGCCCGAGTCATCACTAAAACTCTTAATTACCTTCAGCTCACCATCATCCTTAGTAAGTACATCTTCCCCAGCAGCTAACGGAAAAGCGGTCCCCATGGGATTCGGCAGTATCTTGTAATCGAGCATTTTTTGAAAAATATCGTTTGAGTACTCTGGACCAACGCCATAATATGAGACAGCTTTTAAATCACAAATTTGCTGCATTTGCAAAGCTTCGTTAAGCTTTTCTAGTATTAAAGGGTTTTTTGCCACCGCCCCTTTAATAATCATATGGAGCTCAGCCCAACTCCTTGCGGACAGCAAGTTATTAACTCGTAAAATCTGCTGCACAGTATGAATGTTGAGTCGCCCTTCCAGCCCAGCCAAAAACTCTTCAAGTGCTGGCATAATCCCCTCATCTAAAACGATTATTAATTCAAAAGTTCAATATTGTTATTTCTTATATGATTCTTTTAGCCATATGCCACCGCCACTGACCTGTTTAGGTAGGGTTCTGCGCAGATTCGATTTGAGGATTGCTTGGAAAATCCGGGCATGGACCACATCCTTATGCTGGTTTCGAGGTAGCGCCGGTCGGCATGCTCGCCCCCCCTGTAACCGGGCCTGGGCGAGGTGGATCATCGGCGTCCCTGTCTGGCTGATCCGTTCTTAATGGGTACAGATTATGCTGGCCGTTTGGTATCGGCAAGGGCTTCAGTCAAATCCTTGAGGCGCTGCTCAATGTCCATTAAGCGTTTCTTTTCCTCAGCAGCGCTTTGTATCTCCCGTTTACCTGCCTCTCCCAACGACCGGAACAGCTCAAGCATGGCCTCCTCCCGGGGATCAACCAGAGCTGGTGTGGGGTTCGTTTCAGGCGCATTGCGAAGCATCGGCCCTTCACCCGCAAGGAGCCAATCGAGTGAGATTCCTACGGTGTCGCTCACGTTTACGCATAATGCATAAGGAATTGACTGACGGCTTCGCCAGCTGCCAAGCGTCTGGCGGTTCACATGGAGCTTTCTAGCCAGCTCGCTATCGTTATCAACCGAAAAAACCGTCATCAAACGATCAAGCACGGCGTCGAGCGACGTTTTATTCATTTAGAGTCAATACCGCTTGATTTATTCAAAAAGAGTAAATAGGCTTATGCGTAACGAGTACATCTTAACCAAACAGGAACACATCAACCATGAGCCAAGCCATGGAAAAGCGCCAGATCCAGGCGCGACTGATTGAGCACGGCAGTAATTTCCGCCAGTTCGCGATCAGTCACGGCTACGAGCCTCGCACGGTGACTCAGGTAGTCCAGCGCTGGGCCGGTCACGACACGCTGCCTCGGGGGCGGTTGTCGTTCCGCATTCTGCGTGACCTCTCCAAGGTGATCGGCAAAGAAGTACTGCCTGGAATCCTGGCGGACTCCAACGAGCAAATAGAATGCAAGGCTGTATGAAATGACTCTAGGGCCGATGGCACCAGGGAGAAACAAGAAGATGAAACGCCCACTACTAGCGACCAAGCGCCAAGTGATGAGCGCAGTCATCTGCGCTTACCCCGGCGGGCGCGAGTGTGCCGCCGCCCGGCTCGGTTATGAACTCAAGAAGTTCGACAACCATATTTACGAGAATGCAGGCAGCCGCCCTCTCAGCGATGAGCAAATACATTTGCTTGAGCAGGACGCCGGTACTACCCACCTGCCTGAATACATCGCAGCCATGTATGGCGGCATGTTCGTGCCGCTCGCTAAACCCGAGACGCTGGACAACATCGATCTGTACAGCCGCTCGGTACACGCCGCTGCGAAGCGCGGCTATGTCGATCAGATCATTGCGAAGGCGCTGGAAGACGGCGTAGTTGAACCTGGCGAGGCTGCGGCGATTCTGGGGGCTCACAACCGCTACATGGCTGCGCGCCACTCCGAAGTGCTTGCCACCATCCAGTTGCACAGCAAGGAGCGCAAACATTGAGCACTTACAAGCTGGTCTGCCCTCACTGCCTCGGTCGCATGCGTATCCGCACCAGCGAAGGCACACACATTTTCCTGCGGGTGGCCTACCTGCAATGCACCAACGAGGCCTGTGGCTGGTCGGTGCGGGCTGAGTTCGAAATGACTCATGAAATGAGCCCCAGCGGTATGGCTAACCCCTCCGTCAAGCTGCCCATCGCCGACATTGCCCTGCGCCGTGCCGCGATGAAATCCGCCAACGATCAACCCGACCTGCTCGACCAAATGGAAATGGAGTGTGCGCAATGAACCATGAAGAGCTTGACCACGATTACCGCAGCAGCATGCAACGGGTGGCGTTCGCCTACCTGCAACGGCACGAAGCGCAGCACCTGGTGGACTCAGACCTGCTGTACGAAAATTGCGTTCGGCACATGACCACCGCGCTGGAAGTGCCGGTTTTCATGGCGCAAAAGCTGGTGCACAACGCCTGGACTGAATTGCAGGTCATCAACCAGCGCAAGTGGATCGGCGTGGACTGGGGCAACAGCCCAGGCAGCACTGTCGTCCACCTGATCGATACCCGGGCCGACCTTCGGTACCCGGTTCCGGCAAGGCTGCTGCCGCAGACCCTGCTCGCCCAGCGCGATGACGCGCTGAAGCAACACCCTCAGTAACTCCCGTTTAAACAACCCGCCCTGCCCCGCTTCCCGTGGGTTTGGGTGAGCTTTGCCCGAAATCCGAGGTGGACCATGCAAATCGACGTCGCCATCACCGCAAAACTGCCCCGCGAAGAGGCCGAAGCGCTGCTCCAAGCGCTACGGAGCCAGTACGCCCAGCAGTTCAACGAGCACTGGTACGACGACCGCTTTCGCATGATCCCCGAAGGGATGCGGCATGGCTCGTTGCTCGCGGCCTTCCCGGTGATGGCCGCGCAAAAACGCCTGATTGGCGCCATTAAACACAGTCTCGGCGAAGTGAAGTAAGCCCCGATGAATAAGCGACTCGACATCCCCCATGGCTCAAAGGCTTTTGTACGCAAGCCCATGGAAAACAAGCTGCGCGCTGATGTACTTCAGCGCCTTGAGTCCGATTACGGTCTGCAACATATGGCCGGCACGCATTACATGCGCAAGGGCACCTGCCCTCAGTGCAACCAGAAACGCTTGTTTTCTCGCCATGATGAACCCTGGTTTATTCGCTGCGGTCGCGAGGAAAAGTGTCGGTACCAGGCTCCAGTCAAAGAACTTTACCCCGATCTGTTTGACGACTGGAGCAAGCGAGCACCAGCCACCAACGATGAGCCAACCGCTACCGCTAAGGCGTACCTCACCTTTGCTCGCGGCTTTCGGCTTGAGCTGATCGAGGGCTGGTACACCCAGGAAAGTTATTTTGACCGCGACCTAAACATTGGCTCGGCCACGGTGCGATTCCCACTGGAGCATGGCGGGTATTGGGAGCGCTTGATCGACCAGCCCTCACGCTTCGGCAAGAAGAAGGCTCGCTTTCAACCCAAGCAAAGCTACAAGGGCTATTGGTGGTGCCCCCCTTGTGTCGATGTTCTACAGGTTGATGAGCTGTGGATTGTCGAGGGCATTTTCGACGCCATAGCGCTCATCCATAACGGTATTTCCGCAGTCGCCGCGCTGTCCTCCAACGCCTTTCCCGACGAATCGTTAAAGGCCTTGATAGCGGACCGTGGCGGGAAGCCGCCGAAGTTGGTCTGGGCCCTGGATAACGAGCCTGGCGCGCAAAAGTACACCAAATCGTGGGTCAGGCAGGCTCGCGAGCTGGGCTTCGTTTGCGAGGCCGCGCAGATCCCGCAACCAGATGCTCGCAAGGTCGATTGGAACGATCTGCATCAACGCTGGGCGTTTCTGGACGGTGACGAGGCACGGGCCCAGCGGATCGACAAAGACCTCAAAGAAGCCAAGCAACAGGGCGCGCTGCTGATCGCCGAGAGTGCCACCGATAAGGCATTGCTCATGTATCAGTGGCGGGAACGGGAGGAGTTTCACTTCTGTTTCGACTCCCGCTTGTACTGGTGGAAGTTGGATATTTCCAAGTTCAACAGCGCCAAACAGGCGCTCGATGACAGCGACAAAAAAGAAGACCAACTACTCAACGAAAAGGCCATTCGCGAAAAGGCACTGCGCATGTCTGGCTGCGTGGTCGAGATCGCGAATTGCTACCCCAAGGCACTGTATTTCCAGCGCAACGAGATAACCGACGAGTCCTGGTATTTCTTCCGCGTCGATTTCCCGCACGACGGTGGCTCTGTGAAAAACACCTTCACGGGCGGCCAGGTCGCTGCTGCCAGCGAGTTTAAGAAACGACTTCTCGGCATGGGCGCCGGTGCGGTGTTCACCGGCAGCGGACAGCAGCTGGACAAGATCATGAAAGACCAACTGTTCGGCATTAAAACCGTCCAGACCATCGACTACGTCGGCTACAGCCGGGAGTACGGGTGCTATGTATTCAACGACGTGGCCGTTCGCGAAGGGCAACTGATCACCATCAACGAAGAAGAGTTTTTCGAAATGGGCAAGCTGAAACTCAAGAGCTTGCAGAAAGGAGTCAAGATCCAACTCACCAAGGACGCGAAGAACTATGACCCGCGCTGGCTGGATCTGCTCTGGCAATGCTTCGGTACCCAGGGCATCGTCGCTCTGACGTTTTGGTTCGGCTCGCTGTTCGCCGAGCAAATTCGTCATCGCTACCAGTCGTTCCCCTTCCTTGAGGCCACCGGTGAAGCCGGTGCCGGCAAGACAACCTTGCTGACGTTGTTATGGAAGCTACTCGGCCGTGATGGGTATGAGGGCTTCGACCCGTCCAAATCCACCAAGGCCGGCCGCAGCCGCTTGATGGGCCAGGTGTCTGGCATGCCTATCGTGTTGCTGGAATCCGACCGTAGTGGTGAGGACAAGGCACACGCCAAAACCTTCGAATGGGATGAGCTGAAGGATTATTACGGCGGCGGCACGCTGGCGACTAAAGGGGTTAAAACCGCCGGCAACGAAACGTATGAGCCGCCATTCCGGGGAACCATTGCCATCAGCCAGAACGCGCCGGTGGTGGCCTCTGAAGCGATCATGACCCGCATCGTCAAACTGCACTTCGTGCGGCCGAACGTGACCCCAGAGAGCCGCGCAGCTGCGGACTTACTCAACGCCTTGGAAGGCGCGACGCTGAGCAACTTCGTGTTGCAGGCCGTGCGCAAAGAAGCCGAGGTCATGGATCTGTTTGCACAGCGCCTGCCCGGCTACGAAGCGAAACTGCGCTGCCTGCACTCGCACTGCTTCGCTTGCGACACCCCTTTCAAAGACGAGCAAAGCGACTGCGTACATTGCGGCAACAAGCTGCGCGGCTACATCCGTGTCGAGCGGATCAACAAGAACCACGCCCAACTGCTCGCATTGCTCGACTGCCTGCGGATGGTGGTTTCGCTCACCGATGCGCAGATCAGCAACACCCGCACCCAGATTATTCGCATGGCGATAGAGCGCCAGGCCTCCATCAGTTCCGATCATCCGGTCGTGGCCGAATTTTGGGAGGTGTACGAGTACCTGGAAGGCCTCGACGCCGATGGGCCCGTGGTCAACCACAGCAAGAAAGACAACATCATCGCCATCAACCTCAACGACTTCGTGAAGTGCGCCGCAGAGCATCGCCAGAAAATTGCCGATGTCAGCGAGCTGCGCGAGCGGCTGAAGGACTCCCGCTCTCGAAAGCTGATCGACATCAACAAGGCGACGGATAGCGCGGTGCGGGCTCACCAGGCCAAGCACAGCAACGCGGTCATCACCAAGCAGCCCATCGTGAAGTGCTGGCACTTCCAGGCCTGACCAATCGACAGCAACAGACACCAGGCGCGGCAACGCCTGCCACTCAAGGAGAAGCACCATGCACAACGAAACGCTCAAAGATGCCTTTGACGAATTGTTCCAGTACCAGGCCGAACGTCCGGCCATCCGCAAAGCCGGCGTCGAGGCGCTGGTTCGCTTGCTGCCGGTCGCGCAGCGCGACACAGGTCAAAGCGGGGTAATCGGGCGTTTTCTGCTCGGGTTGTACAACGGCCCGGCACATCCGTTTGACCTGACCGAGCTGCGCCGTCTCGACGCTGGCCTGTTCGACGACTGCATTGCAGTCCTGCGGCTGGATAACAGCCCCGAGCAAGAGGTTCACACCTATTTCCCCGGCGGCGATGAGATCTGGCAGGACCTGCGTAGGGTCTGGGCATGAAGTGGGCACCGAAACGCAACCGAGACGGGCAAGTGCAACAGAACTGTTGGATTACCGATAGCGGCTACATCGTGGCCGAGTGCCGGTTGCCTGAAGCGCGGTACCCGATCACTCGCCCAGGCGGCGAACTGCCTTTCGCGTATGCGAAGGACCGGGACGAAGTCATAGCGATCATCAAGCAAGACCAGGCCAGAACGGCCTGAAAAGACGGTGTCGAGGAGCGGCAACTCCCCGACACCTACCACTACCAAGGAGCAGCACCATGCAAGCACAGAACCCAAGCAGCAGCGCCGCGAAGACTAGCACGAACACTATGGATGTCGGCGAGGCCACTGTATGAGCGTTTTCCTTCTGCTCTACCTATGTGCAGACGCGACACGAACGGATTGCCAGGTGTTACCCGCTCAACGTTGGGACGGGCCCGACGCCTATGAGCAATGCCTCGGCGCAGTGCCAGGGCTTACTCAGGCATTGAGCGCACCGAACCGGGAGCGACATCAGTTTGTTTGCGAGATCCAGACCGACAGCGCACAGCCGGCAAGGATTACCGCCCGGCCGACGCTCATTCATCAATCGTTTCGGATGTGAGGAACATCATGAACACAGCCTTTATCCTGATGGCGCAGTACGACGGCCAGGCGATTATCTCGTTGGATCAGGTTTGCCGGGACTACTTCACGCACCTGACGCCTGACATGTTTCAACGCAAGGTGATGAGTGGGCAGATCAAGATCCCGATCACTCGCCTGGAACGTAGCCAAAAGTCGGCCAAGGGGATCCATATCACCGACTTGGCCGCGTATCTCGATCTCCAGCGGGCAGCCGCGGTTAAAGAAAATAGCCAGCTCAACGGGTTAAAACACGCCTTTTGAGCCACTTCATTGATGCGGCGCCCAGTTGGACGGGCGCCCTCAGTATTTCTTCGTACCACTCCCACTTCACATAGCGATCACCCTTGCCACGTAGGTGGGTGTATCGCCTCAGCGAATTCCAGTCACGGTGCCCCGAAACGCTCGCCACCCGGGGGATATCCCAGTCCATTTCGAACAGACGGCTTACACCTTCGTGCCGGAGGTCATGGAAGTGCAGATCTTGGATATTCAAGAGCTTGCAGGCCTTCGCCCAGGACGTGGATATTGATTCAGGGCTGTAAGGGAAAATATCTTCCCCGGCACGGGGCATAGTCTGGAGGATCTTCCAGGCCTCGTCTGGCAGGTAACACCACACGTCGTTGCCAATCTTCTGGCCTGGGTTCTTCATGTCGCGCACCAGCACCCGCTGGCCGGGCTCGTCGAGGTCATCCCAGCGAATCCGGGTGATTTCGTCGAGACGGCGCGTCGAGAACAGGGCGAAACCCACCACTTTCATCATGTTGATGATGCTTCGACGGCGCAGCTGCATATCCTGGTAGTGCTGCATGAGCTTACCCAGCTCATCCAGCGTGGGGCGCCGGTCACGCTCGCGGCTTTTCAAGTTGTAGCCCAGCTTGCGCAGCACACGCCGTGCGCCGCCCATCGCCAAAGGGTCAAGCTGGTAACCCCAGGCGTCTTTGCCGATGGAAAGCACTGCGCCGAGGTGCGCCAGGTCGTTGCCGGCGGTCTGCGCCTGGACGCCTCCCCCCTCGGAACTCATCCGCCACAGCGCGTAATCGACCAGGCATTGGGTGTTGATATCGGTGTCTGCCAACTTGCCCATGTACGTTTGGCCGATGGCCGTAAGGGTTGCTCGTTTTGTCTTGCCCAGCGGCCGGGCTTTCTCAACCTCGATCAGGTACTGATCGATCATGTCTTTGAGCGTGACGCCTTTGCGGCTCGCCCGCTCAATCGCGCCAGGTTCATCCAGCTCGGATTCACGCTTGCGCGCCCAGGCCTGCGCCGCCTGTTTCCGGGCGAAGGTCTGGCTCTCTTGATAGACTTGCACTCCGTCGCGCTTGATGCGGATCTGAGCCGTGTAGCTAACAGACCCATCCGCCAGTTTTCTTGCCCTGATAGTCGCCATGTCAAAAGTGGTACGCGTCAGTTTTGAAGTGGTACATCGTACCACCGAGCTCTCAAAAACGCCTGAAAACACCCGAAATCACGCCCAGAACACGTTGAAGAAAATGCTAGATAAACAGAGCTTTAGCCCAATAAACTCAAGGCCTACGCTGTCCCGCCGCTTCAGCGTGGCCCCCATGATGGACTGGACTGACCCCCACTGCAGGTTCTTCCTACGCATCCTCTCCAAACACGCCCTGCTCTACACCGAGATGGTCACCACGGGCGCGTTGCTCAACGGCGATCACGAGCGTTTCCTGCGCCACCACGAAGCCGAGCATCCCCTGGCGCTTCAGCTCGGCGGCAGTGTCCCGGCCGACTTGGCCGCGTGCGCGCGGATGGCTCAGGAGCATGGCTATGATGAGGTCAATCTCAACGTCGGCTGCCCGAGCGATCGCGTGCAGAACAACATGATTGGTGCATGCCTGATGGGGCATCCTGAGCTGGTGGCCGATTGTGTGAAGGCGATGCGTGATGCTGTGTCGATTCCGGTGACGGTCAAGCATCGGATCGGGATCAACGGGCGGGACAGTTACGAGCAGTTGTGTGAGTTCGTCGGGACGGTGCGTGACGCCGGGTGTACGAGTTTTACCGTGCATGCGCGGATTGCGATTCTGGAGGGGCTGTCGCCCAAGGAGAACCGTGAGATCCCGCCGCTGCGGTATGACGTGGCGGCACAGCTGAAGAAGGATTTCCCGGAGCTGGAGATTGTGCTCAACGGC